GATCCAGTAACCATTCAATGGAGAGTTATTCGTGGAGATACAGCAACATTAAGAGTAGAGTTTAAAGAAGATGATGAGGTTTCATCTTATAATACAGAAGGATGGATTTATCGTTGTACAGCGTATGATCAATCTGGCAATGTATTAGATGCTTTAGATTGCGAACCAGGCGAAGGATTTGTAGACATTACTGCTTATGCTTCAGTTACTAAAAACTGGGGAAGTGGTTATAAGGCTACCGTCTCAGAACTACCTTTCGATGTACAGGTAATTATTCCAGAAGAAATTGAAGATATTATTTGGACACCAGTTGTTGGAACAATTTATGTTATAGGTGACGTAACACCAGGAGGTACTTTATAATGGCAGTTATTAAGATTGTCCCTATGCCAGGTGCAAAGGGCGACAAAGGAGATCCTGGATTAACGGGTCCACAAGGTCCAGCAGGAGATACATATTTTGTTTTAACAGATATGCCTTCATCATCATTAGGCAAGGTTGGAGATAAGGCTGGATATATTGCTTATTCGTCAGATCATCTTTATTTTTGCATAGAAGATTACGAAGATGGAAATGTTCACATTTGGAAAAGAATTCCTTGGGAAAGTTCTATCTGGTAAAAGGAGAAAACAATGGCACAACACTCAATCGTAGCACTAACAAACTCGACACCAGTAAGACTTACTCCAAATGGCAAGCATGGTGGTATGGACATAACGCTTCAAAATATTAATGACACTGGATATATCTATATTGGTGGAAATGACACAGTTTCTTCAACAGATTATGGTTTTAGAATTATGCCAAACCACTCAATATCTTTTGAACTTCCAAGTGCCGATGCATTGTATGCAATTGGCTCAACAACAATGAACTTGGCAGTAATGCAGACTGGGCTGGAGAGCCAAAACTAATGGCACGGTTTACACACCCTGGTATTGGTGGAGGTTCTGGAGGAACTGGTCCACAAGGAGATCCAGGACCACAAGGACCACAAGGAGAACCAGGTCCTGCAGGCGCTAATGGTGCAGACGCATTATGGAATTTTGTTGGTGAATATAATAATGGAGCAGATTATAATATTGGCGATGTAGTTACATACGCTGGAGGAACTTATTACAGAGTCGGAGAACCAAATCCAGGATATCCTCCAGGAACTTCATATTGGACAACAATTGCAGAACCAGGTCAAGACGGTGCAGACGGTCAAGATGCAAACTTAGACACTGGAACAACAACAATTAATTCTTATAATCCAGTTTGGAGCGGTACAGATTTAACATATACAGGAACCCCAGCAACTGGATCATATATTAAGATTGGAAATCTTGTTCAAGTTCAAATAGATGTTTTATTTTCAACAGTTACTAATTTTGGAACTGGGCAATATTCTCTTACTATACCATTACCATCTAAATATCATACAGATGTCTATGGCGGATCAATTCATAATATAACAAACCAGGGTATTGATCATTACAGTCTTAAGGGACATTTGTCTCCAGCAAGTTCAACAATGACAGTTTGGAACATTGGTAGTTCTGCACAAGATCAACCATTTGACCATAACTCCCCATTTGTTTTAGAAACTACTGATAGATTCCATATGTCTTTTTCTTATATTTGTGAATAATATGGGATAATAACTCCATGCCAGTTTCTAAATCCATGGACTTTCCAAATAGCAGCAAAAAATCTAGTTATGCTGCACAAGTAGTTCAAACACAAACAACAAATGCAGATGTCTTAATCAACTATGTACCCGTTCCTGGGCCACAGGGGCCTCAAGGACCACAAGGCCTACCTGGACCTCAAGGACCTGCTGGAAAAGACGGCACACCAGGCCCCAAAGGCGAAAGAGGCACACCTGGTAAAGACGGTCTAAGTTCCTTATCTTCGTCTGGACAACAAGCAGGATGGGCAGCATATTTTAACGATAACAGAAAACCAGTAAGTCTTGGTATTGATCGTGGAGAGGATGGCTGGGTAAATGTCTGGGTAGACTCAAAAGGTAGTAATACAAACGAGAAATATCTACCAGAAGGATGCACAAGCCTATGGAATGCAGAACAAAGAATGCTTAATCTGCATGGCTTAAAAATAGGATCGCAAGTAATTGTCACTTATAACTTTGAGTTAACTACTAACTCTAATAATACAGAGGTTTGGATGAGAACATTTTTCCCTAAATCTACCACCGAAATTTCACAGTTTGTAGCATCGTTAAAATACCAATATGTCTACAATATGTACGTAACACAACATTTCTTTATAGAAAATAACTCCATGTGGAGTTCTGGGGCAGTACCTCAAATCAGAACCGATTATGACTCCTCAGTAATAATGAATTCTATATATGTATCTGTGATATAATTAACACGGAGGGATCATGGCATTTCCAGGAACTTATAATATAAACTACTACATAGGTGACACTTATGAGTTTCGTGTATATCCAAAAACAGCAAATGGAGATGCGTATTCTTTATCTCCATTCGTATACGATGATGATAACAATCCAGCAACTGTAGATTTTGATAGTGCTGTTTTTGCTTTTGCAGAAGAACGTGCTTCAGGTGGTCCAACAACACCAAACCCTGCTGGATATCATGAATGTTATGCAAAAATTTCTGACGATAGAACATATGTTACATGTGCAATAAGACCAGATGATGCACAGTATTTAGATCCAACAAAAACATATGTATATGATGTACAAATAAGTAGACACGCTGGCGGTGCAGACTACAAAACAGTTATAACACTAATGACTGGAAACATAACAGTAACGGGTCAGGTAGTAGTTCCTGATAACATAGGATAAAGATGGCAGAGGTAGTTTTAAGTACCGAAGACTTAGTTGTTTTAGGTGGACCAGATACAATAAATGTTGAAGTAGATTTCGGTCCGCAAGGAGATCGTGGCAGTTTAATATTTGTAGGTAATGGAAAACCAAATGTAGTTGATATAGGACAAGATCCTAATATTTTTGATCTTTATGTAAATTTACTTACAACAGATGATGAATATTTAATGTTATATCAGTACGTAGATGTACTTGGAACATTACAATGGCAAACATTAACTAAATTAATTCCTAATACATATGTAACAAATAAAAGTATAGACTTTACAACTCAAAACTATTGTTATATTCCAATTTCAGATATTGTAGATCCATCATATATAGGATCAACAGATGCCTCTAACTTTAGTGTACAGGTTACATTTGCAACATCAGCAGGATACCCAATAGTTAGTTCAATTAAAACAGAAAAGATAGAAGCAAACTTAGTAGATCCAGAAAGATTAAAAATAACATTTTATGCCAAGGAATTTGATGGAACCAACTGGTCAGATATATCTGGATCCAGGACGGCCAACCTTCACATTTCAGTGGTATAATCTAAGGGGTGATTTAGGATGGCAGCAGAAGATATTGGTGGAATTTATACCACTAAGCAACCAGGTTATGACGATACCGCAGATATACAGGCTGCCCTAAAGTTATTTCTATACGGAGCAGAAGGAACCCCACCAGCAACTCTTGCACAAGTAAGTGGCGGTATAGCACAACATTTAAAAAGTATTAGACAAGATCTAACAACCGTAGATGAAAGAGGAATTGGATCAGATTATTTAACCAGTACAGAGATAGAAAATTTAGCATCTCCAACTGATGGCTTTATCGCTATGGATTCAACTTCAACTGGCGGATCAATAATAACAACATATGCAACAGCCTTATACCAAAATGATGCACCTACAGAAAATCTAGTTGATGGAATGGTTTGGGTAGATAAGGATGCATCTCCAAGAAGGGCATATATTTATAATGATGCTACAGATACTTGGGACATTGTTGATAATATTCAAAGCGTCGTAGATGCCTCTGGAGACATTATTTATGGAACTGGAAATGATTTAATTGCTAGATTGCCTATTGGGCTAGAGGGACAACTACTAACAGTGTCGTCTGGTCTACCTTCATGGCAAGATAATCAACAAAAATCATGGGTACAAAAATCATCTGGAACATTATCTGGATCAAGCATTAGCGTATCTGGATTAAATGGAGAAAAATTATTTGTGGTTTTGCATGACTGGAGTCATGATGATGCTACAGATAGTGCAATGCTTTCTATAAACTTTAATAATAACACTGGACCTAACTATATAAATACTGGCGGACTTTTGACAGCAAGCGCATTGCACTCTCCAGCATTTAATGATTCTTCAACTCATGATATAACAATATATGTTGATCTTGCAAACACATCTTCAATTCTTAAGCCAGTATCTACAATTGCAGATAATTCTTCTGGTCAATACTTCGGATATTTTAGAGACACTACTCCAATATCTTCTATACAAATAACACTTTCCCCATTAGGTCAGTTTGACAATGGAACATATCAAGTTTGGAGTTACGAATAATGGCTAAGTCACCTAATATAACAACTAAGATTGTTGAAAATGGCATTGAGCGTAATATGACAAATGAAGAATTTGAATCATATAAGAAAGTAACCCAAGAAGCATCTGTATTAATTCAATCAGAAAAAGATGCTACTGTAGCAAAAGAAATTGCAATTGCTAAACTTGTTGCATTAGGACTAACAGAGTCTGATCTAAGGGCGGTGAAATTTTAATGGCACATATTAGTTCAGATAGCAAAGTTGCATATATGTATGATGCTGCATCCGAAACTTGGTATGCAATCGCTGGCGTTGCCAATACAAATGTTCCTTACACTTGGACTCAAGTACATAACTTTGGCGCAGTAGTAACTGTAAATGATGTTATTCGTGCCAAGGCTGGAGTAAATAGATTTCAAAACCCTAGTTCAAGAAATGCTGTAATTGCATCACCTGTTAAGGGAACTGTTTGTTTTATTGAGCAAACAGATGGCGGAACAGATATTAACCAAGTTCAAATCTATAATGGAACTTCTTGGGTTGGTATGTTGGATACTGCCTATCTTGCTACAAAAACTAATGACTATACTTTAGGTCTTGCAGATGCAGGACAAACATTATTAATTGATTCTGCTACTGATAGAACAATTACAGTTCCACTGAATTCTTCTGTACCGTTCGCTATTGGGCAGAGACTTGATGTAATAAGATTAAATACTGGCAACGTAACTTTTGCTGCCACAGTTGGCGTAACAATTAATAGCAAAAATTCAAACAAGAAAATTGCTGCAAGGTATTCTGGCGCAACTCTTATCAAAACTGATACGAATACCTGGGTCCTTATTGGCGATTTGATGGCGTAGGTCCGTAATGCTAAGTTCATTATGGCCGTTTTTAGCAAAGGGAATGGTAAAGGTCCCACAACTTGTAGGTCTTTTAAAGAACGTAGCAATTACAACAATAACAAACTCAGGGCTTAAGCATGCTGGTGACTCTTCTATAGTTACTTCAGATTCACAACTTGATAATAAGGTTGCTTCTCAAGTTCCAGTAGCAGACACATTAGTTGACTATGATACTGATGTAACCTTTGTTTATTATACTTATGTTGCCCCTCCATTCTTCCCACCAACATTTAGTGTTACACCATTCTTCCCTCCAACGTTCCAGAGTCCTTTCTTCCCACCATCATTTACACCGTTCTTCCCACCATTCTTCCCGCCAACGTTCCAGAGTCCTTTCTTCCCACCTACATTTACTCCATTCTTCCCACCATTCTTCCCACCACCAGTATATAATTACTATGGATACTGTGATTTAGCCAATAACCCTGTTGGTCCTTTCTCAACAACATCGTCCTGTGCTGAAGCATATACTATTCAGGAAAACGCAAATGGATACCCACCAATTGGATGGGTTTGCGGACCAACAGCACAAAGTGGAACTCCAGAATGCAACATTCCTCCATTCTTCCCACCATTCTTCCCACCATTCTTCCCACCATCATTTGTTTCAGGAACAACAACCTATTACTTCTGCTGCGACGATAATACCGTTGGAACAGTTACTGCTTCAAATAGCACAGATGCAACTAATGCTGCAGAAACATTCTGCTTTGGTATAAGTGCATCATTAACTGGATCTGTTACGACTGCAATAATAACATCATGTACTATACCTCCATTCTTCCCACCATTCTTCCCACCATTCTTCCCTCCATTCTTCCCACCATTCTTTAGTTCAGGAACAACAACATACTACTTCTGCTGCGATGATAATACTGTTGGATCTGTTACTGCTGCAAACTCAACAGAGGCAACTAATGCTGCTGAGACTTTCTGTTTCACAATAAGTGCATCATTGACTGGCTCTGTTACAACAACTCCGATAACATCTTGCACCACTCCTCCGTTCTTCCCACCTACATTTACACCGTTCTTCCCACCAACTTTCCAGTCACCATTCTTCCCACCAACCTTCCAGAGTCCTTTCTTCCCACCAACGTTCCAACAGACTACAACAAGTTACTACGGATACTGTGATTTCAATAACAATCCATACGGTCCTTTCTCAACAACATCGTCCTGTGCTGATGCATATGCTGCTCAAGAAAACGCAAACGGATATCCTCCAATTGGATGGGTCTGTGGTCCTACACAAGCATCAGGAACTCCTACATGTACGGTTAATCCATTCTTCCCACCAACATTCCAGGCGCCATTCTTCCCACCAACATTCCAGGCGCCATTCTTCCCACCAACATTCCAGTCACCATTCTTCCCACCAACGTTTAGTGTTACACCATTCTTCCCACCAACATTCCAGTCACCATTCTTCCCACCAACGTTTAGTGTTACACCATTCTTCCCACCAACCTTCCAGAGTCCTTTCTTCCCACCAACATTTACAAGTACTTGTACACTAGAATGCGGAAGCCAAGCAGGCGGTGGGGCAGGATATGACTGTCCACCTTCACTGTACTGTACCTCTACTACATGTGGTAACTGTACATTCTAATTTATAGATTGAAAAAATAAAATGGAAGAAAAAAAGTCACCATTAAAAAGATATATAGAAAATCTTGGTGAAACAAGACCTTGGCATTTATTAAATCCAAGCGTAGAAAAAACAACTATAGAAAATGCAAATAAAAGATATCAAATATGTCTTGGTTGTCCAGAATTAATTCAACTTACAAAACAATGTAAAAAATGTGGATGTTTAATGTATGCGAAAGTTAGTTTAGAAAAATCTTCATGCCCAATTAATAAATGGTAAAAAAAATAGGGCCTGATATAAAAATATTTTATTATCAAGCCCTATTTAATTAATGTGGAAATTTTGCCATTAATTCCCTTGTTCTGGGGGTTATACCTTTCCAGGCACTCCAGTTTTCCCCGCCATTAGACATATGAAATGCAATTTGAGCATTTAGGACGGGATTAAACAAGTCAACATTATGATCTAAGTCATACTTAGTACGACGATCAGGACCAAGCATTCCAAGCATATTTATTTGAAAAATACCATAAGAACTGTCTCCAGTTTCATGGTTGCCATTAAATGCAAAAGGTCGACCATTACTTTCTTTTTTAGCAATAGCCCATGCCTCCTTGAGATTTTGACCTTCAAAACCTACTAGTTTCAGTAGATTTTTTAGATCTTTATCAGATAGAGATGTAGCGTTTTGATATTTTTCTAACTGATCTTCTTTAGCCCTAGAAACACTTTTGGCCACTTGCGTGGCCTCTATAGTCTCTTCAAGCACGATAGTTTTACTATCTAATCGGTTTTCAGAAGCATTGGCGACATTTGACCAAACGCCAAACATAGCCAATATGCTGAGTGTACCAATGATGTTCCTGTTATTATTCATAAAGTTAATCATAGTTTCCTCCTTAGAAACGAATGACACCTTTTTAGGGGTGCCATGTTACTTCTTAGTATAACACAATTTAGGGAAGGTAGTCAAATAATGATATAATTATTCTCTATGGCTGAAATAACTAATAACTATGGTCTAACATATCCAGAGGCAACAGACTCTGTAAATGTGCATAATGATATTAAAAAATTAGCAGATGATGTTGATGATGCGATATCTTCTCTTGATGCTTCAAATGTGCGGGTAAAGGTAATAAATAATTCAGGATCAACTATAGGTGCAGCAAAACCAGTATATGCTGTAGGTCACACAAATAATAAAACACAGATTGCATTATTTACTTCAGGTCTTTCAGATAATAAACCTTTTCTTGGTTTGACAAAAACATCATTAGCAGACGGTGCAAGCGGAGAAGTTGTTGTTGCTGGTGTTTTAACAAATGTTAATACAAGTAGTTTTGCTGTAGGAGAATTATTATATGTAGATTCTTCTGGTGCTCTTACAACTACTGTAAATGGAGGAGCAATTGGAATCGTTGCCGTTGCCAATCCTACAACTGGAGTAATCGTTATACAGGCAAAAGGTAATGGAACTTGGGGAGCATTGAAGGCTGGATTAGCCTAATATGATATAATCAACACATGGCTACCTTCCGAAATCAACCCACAGACTCTTATGCATTAGGTGCTGCTCCACCAGAAATTCGTTGGACGGTAGTTAGGGGAGACTCTGCAGCATTTAGAGTTTATGTAACCAATGACGTAAGAGAACCATTGTACTTAGAAGATTGGGAAATTAAAATGGACATTTATCGTCCATCTACTGACAACATTATTGTTTCATTATCTCCAGAACCAATTGAATTTCAAGATACAGAAGGAAGTTTTACAGTTAATCTAACATCTGCACAATCAGAACTTTTAGAGACAGGAGATATCTTTGACATTCAACTCACAGAACTTTTGTCTGAGGGAAGAGTCTGGACGGTAGCCAAAGGATCAATGGTTATCCTTGAAGATGTAACAGAATGATTAATCAAAATCTTATACCAGTAAACCAAGAACTATTTAACACAACACATAGAAGATCTCACGCACAGATCAAAGAAATAGATAAAAGGTATGTAAGGTTTGATCACATACAACCAAAAGCGAAAATAGAAGAAGTTCTGCCTTTTCGTGTCCAATTTATTAATGTTGGTGTATTTGGATATTCAAAGAATAATCCACCCCCAATACCCCTTCAAATTATTGGATATAGTAATTATATTTTGTAACAAAAAGGAGTTATAATATCACCATGGCAAAGATATCCATACCTACACTAAAGACAAAGTTTGAAACTGGGGATCGCCCCACGCAACAAGATTATGAAGATTTAATTGACTCAGCCTCAGCCCGTTCTACGGACCTTGGCTCAATGGGCAATAATGAAAATACAATTACAGGTATTGAGAATGCCACAGTAATTGATAACTTTGATGCCACAGAGTGGCGTATGGTTAAGTATATTGTTTCTATTGCTAAGACAACAGCAGGGGACAATAAATTCTATGCAACAGAGTTGACCATCTTGGTAGACGGTACAAATGTAAACGTCTCTGAGTATGGCACAATAGACAATGATGGGAATATTGGCACCATTAGCGTCTCCAGGACTGGAAATACAGTGGCCTTGACGGTTACTCCAGACCCTGCGATTAAGCCAGTCACAGTTCGTTTTGCACGAATTGGACTTAAGGCATAACTAAGGAGATAATAAAATGGCAACAGTCGTAAAAGACTTTAAGGTAAAGAATGGTCTGATTGTTGAAGGCACAACAGGTACCATCAACAACCATGACATTCTTACAAAGAAACAAGACGATCAAGATTACATCGTCAATTTAATTGGTGGTACAGCCACTTCAGCAAATACCCCAAACACAGTTGTAAAGCGTGATGCTAATGGCAACTTTGCTGCGGGTACAATTACAGCAGATCTTACAGGTGATGTAACTGGTAATGCAGATACAGCAACATCTCTTGAGACATCTCGTACAATTACATTGGGCGGAGACCTTTCAGGTTCCGTATCATTCGATGGTTCACAAAATGTAACCCTTACAGCAACAGTTGCTTCATCTTTTGCTACAGATACAGAAGTCGAAACAGCAAAGAACCAAGCAATTGCTGCAGCAGAAACATACACAGATGGAGAAATTCAAGACGAAGTTATTGCTCGTGATGCAGCAATCCTTCTTGCTAAGAATGATGCAATTGCAGATGCAGCATCAGATGCAACAACAAAGGCTAATGCAGCCCTTGCAGATGCTAACGATTACACAGATGCTCGTGAAATTGCAATAACAACCGCATATGAGTTATACGCAGATAATGCAGCAACAACTGCAGAAAATAATGCTAAGGCATATGCAGATGGTCTTTCTTCTGGTCTTAACTGGAAGGCAGCAGTAAACCTTCTTGCAACTTCTAACGTAAACGTAGCAGGAGATTTTGTCGGAGCAGTAATCGATGGACATGCACCACTTGATATTAATGATGGTGGATATCGTTTGCTTCTTACAGGACAAACAACAGATTCAGAAAATGGTATCTGGGAACTTTCAGTATCAGGTGCAACACTTGTAGCATCTCGTCCAGCAGATGCAGATGCTTTCTCTGAATTGGTAGGAGCAGCAGTCTTCGTAATGGAAGGCAACAACTATGCTTCAACAGCATGGGTACAGGCTGATCACTATCTATCATCTTTCGCTGGTCAGGATTGGACACAGTTCTCAGGTCAAGGTACATACCTTGCTGGTAACGGTTTAACTCTTGATGGTACAACATTTGAAATTGATGAAACTGTAACTGCAACTCGTGCATTTGCAACAGCAGAAGCAGGAGCAGCAGAAACAGCAGCAAATACTTACACAGATACTCGTGAAGGTATAATTACAACTGCATACGAAGGATACGCTGATGGCGTAGCCCTTACTGCAGAACAAAATGCTAATATCTACACAGATGGAAAGATTTCTGATGAAGTTTCAGATCGTAATAATGCAATTACAAATGCTATCAATGCACTTAGCACAACAGACATCGAAGAAGGTACAAATGAATACTTTACAGATGCTAAGGCTAAGACTTCAGCAGCAGACCTCTTAACTGGTCCTGGAACAACCCTTACAAATATCACAATTACAGGTAATGGTTCAGGTCTTGTTATTACTGCAGAAAATGGTGTTGCAGATTCAACAACTGCAGACCTTGCAGAAGATCCAAACGCAACAGGTTCTTCTGGCACAATGTACTTCACAGATGCTCGTGCAGTATCTGCTCTTGAAGCAGTTGTTCCAAACTTCACAGCAGTTGAACTGAACTCAGTTGCAAAGCAGGTAGCAGCAACCGCTTCTATCGCTACAGCAAGCACAAACACAGCAGTTTCATGGTTGAAGGCAGAATATCGTTCTGCTGAATTCCTAGTTAAGATTGCCAATGGATCTCATACAGATGTATCCAAGGTTATCTTGACACTAGACACTTCAGACAATGTCGCTATTACAGAATACGCAATGGTTGGAACAAATGGTTCTCTTGGATCAGTTTCAGCAGATGTTTCTGGCAACGATGTTCGTCTTCGTGTCACAACCGCTAACAACACCTCAACAGTTGCTGTTATCGGAACGCTTTTAGCATAACAAAATAAATAGAAGAGGGAGTGGTAATCTTGGCAACAGTCAACAAGGACTTCAAGGTTAAAAATGGACTTATCGTCACTGGTGGCGGAAGTTTCGGAGGTACAGTAGATGTAGCAACGCCTACATTAGGTACTCACGCTGCAACTAAGGCATATGTTGACGCATTGTCTGGAGGAATTCCAGTAGGTTCTACCCCTCCCTCTTCACCTGAAAATGGTGATTTATGGTTTGACACATTAACATCAAGAGTTAATGTTTATTATTCTGGATCATGGCTAACAATGGCAACAATCGATGATACATTGAACTTGCCACAACATATTCATGATACAGCAATTGATGGAACAGGACTTATTGTTTCTACCTTCGTAAGTGGAGGTAGTTTTAATGACCCACAAGGTTCTCCAGTAGATGGTGGATCTTATAATACCAACTCATGGACTATGGTTTATGATGGCGGTAGCCCAGTAGATAACTTCAACTAAAAACTGATGTTATAATTAGCACAGAAATAAAACGGTAGAAATACCACAAGGAGAGATAAATGGCAACAAGAATGCAACAGCGCAGAGGAACCGCAGCACAGTGGTCAGGCGCTAACCCAATTTTAGCAGCAGGTGAAATCGGTTTTGAAACCGACACAGGTAAGTTTAAGATAGGTAATGGATCATCACTATGGTCTGCCCTAAACTATTATGTAGATGGAAATGCGATCCTAGATGGCGCTCCAGGTGTTCTTAATACACTCAACGAACTCGCTGCTGCCCTTGGCGACGATCCAGATTTCTTTATAACAGTAGCAACAAATCTCTCTTCTCATACAAATCTTTCCACTAATGTGCACGGAATTACAGATACAGCAGACCTTGCTACTCAATCATATGTAGATGCTGCAGCAGTACATAGTGCTGTTACAACAAACGTACACGGCATTATAAATACAGCAGACCTTGCTACTGAGGCATATGCTGATGGTGCAGTAAGCACACATAGTTCTGATAGCACAAACGTACATGGCATTGCAGACACAAGTCTTATTGTTCTTGATGCAGACTTAGCAGAGCATAACAATGATACAACAAATGTTCATGGTATTGCAAATACAGCAGATCTTGCTACCCAAACATATGCAGATAATGCAGTATCAGGTGCCGTAAGTGCACATAACTCAGACACAACAAACGTACATGGTATTGGTAATACAGCAGATCTTGCTACCCAAGCATATGTAGATTCAGCAACTGTTCACAGTGCAGTTACAACTAACGTACACGGAATTGTAGACACTGCAGAACTTGCAACACAGTCATATGTTGGAACAGAAATAACAGATGCTCTAAATGCTCACACTTCAGATACAACAAGCGTACACGGCATTGCAGACACTACAGCACTTGTTCTAACAAACGATGCTCGTCTTTCAGACACAAGAACACCAACAGATAATACAGTATCAACAGAAAAGATTGTTAACTCTGCTGTAACTGCAGACAAGATTGCTGGAGATGCTGTTACATCTGCTAAAATTCTTGATGGTGCAGTAACTTCTGCTAAGATTGCAGATGGCACAATTGTAAATGCTGACATAAATGCTTCAGCAGCAATTGCACAGTCTAAGATTGCAGATCTCACTACAGATCTTGCTGCAAAGGCTCCACTAGAATCACCAACATTTACTGGTACCGTTGCAGGTATCACAAAGACAATGGTTGGATTAGGAAATGTAGACAATACTTCAGATGCTAACAAGCCAGTGTCAACTGCTACACAGACAGCACTTGATGCAAAGGCTTCACTTGCAGGAGCAACATTTACAGGTGATGTAACAGTAGAGACAGATCTTATTGTAGACGGTAACCTAACAGTTACTGGAACAACAACAACAGTTTCTGCAACAGACTTAGTGATTTCTGACCCACTTATTTATATCGGTGAAGGAAACACAGGAAACCTTGTTGACCTTGGTCTTGTTTCATCCTTTAACGATGGAACATATCAGCATGCAGGTATTGTTCGTGACTCATCTGCTGGAAAGTGGAAGTTGTTCAAGGGTGTCACAGACGAACCTACAACAACTGTAAACTTTACACAAGGATCTTTAGATGACTTGGCTATAGGAGCACTTGAGGCTACCACAGTTACTCCATCTTCTGGAGTGGTTTTCTCAGACGGAACTCAAACAAAAGAAGGCGTTCCATCAAGAACTACAATCAATACAGTAACAGATACCTATAACCTCTCTACAGGTGGATTAGCCTTGAGAGATAGCATGATTGAATGCAATAAGGCAACAGGATTTACTGTAACAATTCCAGCAAATTCAACCACAGCCTTCCCAGTAGGAACATCTATCGATCTACTACAGGTTGGCGCAGGTCAGATTACAATTGCTGGAGCAGTAGGTGTAACTGTAAATGCTACACCAGGTTTGAAGTTACGTGCTCAGTGGTCATCTGCAACTCTTTTCAAGAGAGCAACAGATACATGGGTAGTAATGGGCGACCTCTCAGCGTAATAAAATTTAATAGTAGAAAAAGGAGAATAGCATGGCAACAAGCAAAAGAAAAGGTATTAAGTCATCAGCACAGGATAACTTTTTACAACCAGATCCAGTAACAGGTCTAACTGGTACAGATGTAGGAACTGGTAGAGGTTGGAATAATGGTGCGATTAACTTATCTTGGACTTTGCCTGCTACTTCTCCTGCAGCAACAACTTATGTAGTTACTACAAACCCAGCAACTAGCACAGTTGAGACAGGATCATCTTCAACCTCATATACACTAACTGGACTTCCTGCTGGAACTTATACAGTTACTGTTAGAGGTAAGAATAATGCTGGTACAGCAAACTCAAACCCAGCAACAGACACAACTGGATCAATTACAGTAACAACTGTACCAAACACACCAGGATCACCTTCTGGATCTGCTTTGTCTGCAAATACAAACAGAATAACATGGACAACACCAGCAACTGGTGGTAAAGCAATTACCTCCTATACAATTACTGGTTCAGATGGATCAAGTTACACTGGTATTTCTGCTGCTGCAACATCATATGATGCTAATGACCCAGGAACAGCAC